AAAGTAAGAATGGAGACTTGTGAATAATGAAGAATTATGATTGGAATACAGAAGAAGAATGGTTAGCAGCAAATGGAAATGTAAAGGCTAGATTTAATGTTGCAGTTGACGAAATTAAAGATGGCAAAATTAAAGAAGGTTTTTCGACCTTAGTAGAATTAGCAGATGAGGGTCACGAAATCTCTCAATTGCTAGTAGGTTCTGCTTATCTTTTAGGTCATATGGATGAAACTTATTATGTTAAAAGAGATGTAAAAAAAGCAAAGAAGTATCTTAATAAAGCTGCAAAACAAGGCAATAAATATGCTAAAATGAATTTAAAATCAATGAAAGAAGATTTACCAATAAGTGATTATAAATCAACGAGGTGTTATGCTTAAAATTATATTTGGAATTATGATAGGTTATATTGCCTGTGATATAAATGCTGGAAGTGCAATAAAAGATACTTTTATAAATTCTGGTGCAAAAGAAATAGTCATTGAAAAAATTGAGGAGATTAAATAATGATAAAATATGGAGTAGTAGGTGCATCAGCACTTATAATTGGATTGAGTGCGTGTACTGACAAAGATGCACCAAGTCTAATAGATTCAGCTGAGGTTGAATACAAAACACAAAAAGTTGTTGCTGGAGTAAACCTTGTTCCAGATTGGTTCAAAGAAATGCCAGAACATGATAGAAATATCTATTCTGCTGGTACTGCAACTGCACCAGACATACAACTTGCAATAGACGTTGCAACACTTAATGCAAAGACAGTTCTTGCAGATCGTATTAATGGTAAGTTAGATTCTATGACAAAATCATTTGTTGCGAAAATAGGACAATCTGATATTGATACAAGTGTTCTAACAGAGATAGAAACAGTTACTAAAAATGTAATTGCATCTGTTGATGTTGCTGGATATACTCAAATAAAACTTGATGTATTACCTGCTGGTACACAGTATCGTGCATTTGTATTATTAGAGTATTCTGATTTAGAAGCAACTAAGATTATGATGAATAGATTAAGAAAAGATAGAATGATATATTCTAGAATTCGTTCAACAAAAGCTTGGGAAGAACTTGAAAGAGAAGTTCAATCTAATTTAGATGATGAAGAAGCACAATCAGTAGTTAATATTGAAAGTGTTATAAACTCTAAACCAACAGAACAAGGTGGTAATGAAACATTTACTGAGTAGTTTAATATTAACAATATCATTAGGTGGTTGTTTTATGAGTGGACTACCTAGTGGGATTGCAAACAATGGTTGTGGTAATAATTGTCAATCTAAAGATTTTTATCAGCCAGGTAAAGGTGTTTGGGCAGATGACACACCAATGTCAAAAGCAAAGATAGGTGCTGGAATGGGTACTATTGCTGGTGTTGTGTTAGCACATAGTAGTGGTGATCCCTTACTTATTTCTGCAGCTGCTGTTGCTGGGTTAGTAATTGGATATAGTATTGGTGATACATTTGATAAGATAGATGAAATATATGCAACTATGTTAATTGAACAATCGTTGGATAATAATCAAAATTTTCAATCATCTACTTGGAAACACCCACAAAAGAATATTGCTGTAAATTCAATGCCCCTTACCTCTGATGGTGAGTGTAGAGAATTTGTAACATCAATACAAGTAAATAAAGATTTAAGACAAATGCGTGGAACTGCGTGTAAAATAAATAATGAGTGGCAATTAAGGGAAATATATTAGTTTGAAATACAATCCAAAAAATAATGATTACAAAAAACCTTTTAAAAAGAAATTTGAAAGAGGTGAACGGCCAAAACAAGGGCTGACTGTAGAAGTTCGTGGTGATGATATTGCAAAAGCATTAAGAATATTAAAGAAACGTATGCAGAATGAAGGTATCTTTAATGAGATGCGAGAACGAGTATCATTTCAAACTAGAAGTGAAAAGAAAAGACTTGCAAAGGCTGCTGGTAGAAGAAGGTGGTTGAAGAATAGAGAGAAAGAAATGGAACAGAGAGGTTACTAATGGTAGAATATAAAAGAAAAAAGTTTGGGCCTGCTAAAAGAAAACGCAAACCTATGACAGAAGAACAAAAGGTTGCAGCTGGAGAAAGACTTGCAAAGGCAAGAGCAGCAAAAGGGCCAATACAATATAAAAATGTACACCCATCTGTTGTTGCATTATCAGATGACCATTTTCTTTCTTATAAAAAAGTAAGAGAGTGGATAAAACATAATAGAGAAAAGGCAACATCACTTCGTAGAGAGGTTAGAGGAAAGGTAAAAGGTTCTATTGCTAAACTTGCTAGTGTTGAAGGTTATATAAGACAGATAAATCATTATATACAACATGGAGATTGGTCTAATGATTTTTATGGTAAAGATGAACATATGAGGATAAAATGGAAGACGATAGCACCAAATCAGCAACAATAATAAAAGGGCCTTGGAAAAAACAATCTAAAAAGAAAGTTAAAGTTCCACAAAACTTAATGCAAACTAAACTTCAAGAAGATTTGTTATTTGCAGACGATTTAACAGAACATCTTATGGTACAATTAATTCACACAATGGGTGAAAATGGATTTGTATTAAAAGACCCTAAATTTATTCGTGATATTGGATTTATAAGTGAATGTTGTAAGAGTATAATTTTTAGAGAAATAGGGCTCACACACCCTATTCAGCCTATAATAGAGAAGATTATGAATAAGACAAAAGGACAAATTCATCATTTTACACAAAAAGAATTATTTGAAATGTTAGGAGAAAATGATGACAATAAATAAAAGAAAAAAAACTTTCTCAAGAACTAAAATGAATATGGATGGTAGGGGTGTAACAGCATCACATAACCAAACTACCGTTAGCAATACTGAAAACTTTGAATTATCTTGGAAACAAACTTTTAGTCCAACAATTTTAGAATCAAAAGTACCACAGAAATTTCTTGATATTATTAATAATGTTGGTGATAAAGTTTTAGCAGATGACGGTTTATCTAAGAAGTGGGATTTTTCAGGTAATCTTGTAGGTAAAGTAAAGAATGAAATACAGATACCAATACACAATAAAGAAGATTCTGCTTATTGTTTGTTTATTCTGAGAAAGTATTGTCAAGAATATTTAAACCAAATGCAAGAATGGGGTAGGTCTTATGAGTGGAATAAAGCAACTGGTGGTGCAAAACCAAAAGAAGAAAATATTAATATTACTCAAAGTTGGATTGTAAGTCAATATAAAAATGAATACAACCCATGGCATAAACATAGTGGACATTTTTCTGGAGTTATATATTTAAAATTACCAGAGGGTATGGAAAACCATTTTGTAGAAGAAACAAAAGACCATTACCCAACAAGTGGATTAATTGAATTCTCATATGGAGAAGCTCAAGATATGAGGAGTGATACTCTTATGTGTAAACCAGCAGTAGGAATGATATTAGTATTTCCTTCATGGTTGAAACATAGTGTATATCCATTTTATTGTGATGGCGAAAGAAGGTGTATGAGTTTTAATGCGAATTGGTCACCAACAAAGAGAGAAAAGAAGTGATAATAATTGATATGAATCAAATCTCATTAGCAAGTTTAATGATGCATTTGAATATGACTAAACAAAAAACAGTTGATGAAGATATGGTAAGACATATGATTCTTAATTCTATTCGTTTATATAGAAATATGTTTAAAAAGACATATGGTGAAGTAATACTTACATATGATTCAAGACACTATTGGAGAAGGGATTTCTTTCCTCAATACAAAATGAATCGTAAGAAAGCAAGAGATAAAGATTCAAAAGATTGGGATAATATCTTTAGTGTTTTAAATAAAATTAAAGCAGAGTTCAAAGAGAATCTACCATACAAATATCTAGAAGTATATGGTGCAGAGGCTGATGATATTATTGGAACACTATGTAAAAAAGAAAGTGAACCAATTATGATTGTATCTGGTGATAAAGATTTCATACAATTACACAAATACTATAATGTACGTCAATATAGTCCTATTGTAAAGAAGCACATAAATGGACACAATCCAGACACCTATATAAGAACACATATACTAAAAGGTGATACAAGTGATGGCGTACCAAATGTGTTGTCAGGTGATAATACCTTCACAGAGGGATTACGTCAAAGGCCTTTAGGAAAGAAAAAGATAGAAATTTGGTTAGATTCTATGGAAGATATGCCAGATGAAACCAAGAGAAACTATCAAAGGAATGAGAAGTTAATCAACCTAGATAAAATACCACAAGAACTAGAAGAACAGATTTTATCTGAGATAGATGAAGCTCCTCATGGAGATAGAAGTAAATTACTTAATTATTTTATAAACAATAGATTAAAAGAACTAACTGAATCGATAGGAGATTTTTAAAATGAGTGGAACATTATTATTTTCAGAGATACTTGATATAGTACACAAAGCAAAAACAAAAGACCAAAAGGTAAAAATACTTAGAGAGCATAACTCAGATGCACTTCGTATGATAATTAAATCATCTTTTGACCCAAAAATTGTATGGGACGTACCAGCAGGTAGTGTTCCTTTTAAAAAGAATGAAGCACCAGCAGGAACAGAACATTCCGTTCTAGCATATGAGTCTAGAAAACTATGGCACTTTATTAAAGGTGCTGATAATAAAACTGTCCAATATAAAAAAGAACAAATGTTTATACAGATGTTGGAAGGTTTACACGAAAGTGAAGCAGACTTACTTATTGCAGCTAAAGATAAGAGATTGCATCAAATATATAAAGGACTTTCAGAACCAGTAGTAAAAGAAGCATTTGGTTGGAATGATGAATTCGCAGTCGCACCACCACCAGTATATCCACAAGCAAGTGGATCTGCTAGTGGTTTAGCTGATTAGGAGTATGTAATGGAAACTTTATTTATTGCAATACTTAGTGTGTGTATGTCAACAACTAGTTGTCAAAAGGTTGATGATGAACATTATGTTAGATACATATCTGAACCATTTGTAGTTACTGAAGAACAGATGACTAATAATGGTTTTGTAACAATCTGTGAGGATCATTTAGATAAATTATATGTAAATTTGTCAGATGAAGAAAAAAATCGTCCTAAGACCACATTATGCACAAATAAAGAATTATATGATGAAAAACGGAGAAATTAAATGCCTGACATACTTTTAGATATACTTGCAATAGGTGTACCTGTACTTGCTATTACAATTGGTGCATCTTTTGTTGGTCTTTGTTTATACATTTTAATAAGAAGATAGGGAGAATAAATGCCTGAAATATTTTATGTGGCAACACTAGTTATGTGCCTTCATGGAGATTGTACAAAATTTGAAAGTGTTCCATATTCTAAAAATGTGAGCCACGAGTTTTGTCAAAAGATGTTAACCTATACATTTAAAACACAAGCAGGGCCACATTATGACAAAATTATAGATTTTTCAAAGGATAGTCCAGAGGATTTAAAAGTAACATATGCTGGTTGTGATATAACAGATAGAAGGCCTGATGATTTTGATGGTAAAGATTGGCGTTTAGAACAAAAAATTGATCCAAAACCTTACATAGATAATCCAAATGATTTGCGTTGGCAACAAGAACAAGAGAAGAACATAAAATAAATTAAATAAAGATTTTATTTATATTCTCTATACAGTATTTGTTTCTAATAAATACTACAGAATATTTTATTCTATAAGGGAGAAAATAAATGAAATTATTCATAACACTTCTAGCAATATTATTTTTATTTGTCGCTTGCAAAGATAAAGAAGCTGAGGCTGCTTCTACCAATTGGCAAAAATCAGAGCATAACTATAACATACAACACGGCGATTTTGGTTTAGAACTAAGAAACCAAATGCGTTCTGATTACCAACATATAGAACCTTCATACAAACTTGGCAACAAATGGTATGGAATTACTGCAGCTTTTAGAATAGCTGAAGAAGATGGTGCAAGAGAGTATCGTCCTAAACTAGATCATCAAATAATTAATTGGAGTCCAGAAGATACAACTAATGAAGATGGTACTGTGTCAAAATCTAATACACAGATTTGGGTAGGACATAGAATTGAGTTTAGAAATTATGAAAACGAATCAACTAATGATTATTGGCGTTATCGTGCAATGGCTCAAGTTGATGTTGGATTAACTGAAAGATTTAGTGTCTGGGGTAGAATAGAACCTCGTTGGACATTTGGACAAGGACAAGAAGATGATACCAAGATTGATGATATTAGAAATCAAGTTGGTATAAAAATTAATCTTGATGACAATGTAAGCTTTAGTCCTTATGTAGAAGTTATTGCAGATAAAGATATGAAACGAGAATCTACATATGTAGCAACTGCTTTATCTATTAAGTTCTAATACTAATACACATATAATAAAGTTAGAAAAAGGGGTTGACAAACCCCTTTTTTTGTTGTACAATAGGTGTATTGATTACAAACAAAGAAGGTTACATTATGAAAATATTATTTGAAGCTGCAACATTAGGTTTATGTTGGTTCGCTATTATTCTTGCTCTAAACGCATTTATGGGTTAACAGTTTGGTTCGCATGACACACCTCTCATCTCATCATCACAGTTGTGCGAATTATCAAAGGGGGGTCTTTATGACCCCTCTTTTTTTGTTTAAACGAATCGCCTGTACAATTTCTAAAATCTCTCTAAAAAAAATGTTGAAAATCCAAAAAAAGAATCCTTATAAAACAATGACTTATCTGATTCTGAAAGATAATGTTTGACATTTCCGTCAAACTTGGTATAATAGTTGTATATTAACAAAGAAGAGATAAACAAAATGAAAACAGTATCAGAAAAAAAAAAAAATATATGAAATTACAAAATGAATTAGAAGAAGCCAAAAAACAAGTGGCTGGTTGGTCAACAATGGCTGGAATGAGAAAATAAAATGACAAAAATAGTAAAAGAAAAATCAACAAATCTTGCAGATGGTGTTAAAAACTTGATTGCTACTGCAAATTCTGATTATATAGGAAGGAATTATCATAATGGTGCTGGTTTTAATGAACTTGAAGATAATCAAAAAGATACAATGACCAAAATGAATGATAAGTTTGTAAATGGTTGGACTATTACAGAAGGTTCAAAATACATAAGATTGAGAACTTCTGACTATGGAACATGGGGTTTCATTGTAAAAACTGATAACGATAAAATGTTCAAAAAAGGTGATTTGTTAATGCCTGCTGGTTA